GTAAATATTCCTGATTGGTCTCGACAATCTCACTCTAGATGGGATTAGATATTTATAATAGTTATGATTCGTGTTTGTAACATTAGGTAATTTAGTTCCATTAATAAAGAAAGTTGCATCTTTTAGAATAGGATGGAAAAATGTTAACTGATCATCAAAACTTACGTTCGAAGAAAAGTTGAACCGATTTTGGCATAAATACAACTCTTCATCATTTGTGGGGAGATCGAAAACTTGGGTCTGACCCACATTGTTGTTAAATGTTGGTGAACCCACTACCATTTTCAAACCATCATTTGACATTGACATAGAACCACCACTTCCATTTCCACCCATTTCACGATGTAATCTATCCCATGCGGGTGTACTAGATACATTTATGTAGTTATAAGCCCTTGTACGGTTGGATAATGGTGTACCAACAGCTACCCTAGTTCCAGTATGAGCTTGTTGACCCACCTTTACATTACTTGTTATAGCTACGGATGTACCAGCTTTTTCACCAGCTACTAGTCCGTTGATATCCGGTCCAATTTGACCCCACGCACTCGCGGCCGACGAATAATAGAAGACACTGGCTTGTCCGGAGTCTGTACCACCACCATCATTTTTGGGGGCACCACCGATCATATAGAGACTATCGTTGGAAATATCCACAGACGTTCCAAATTCATCACCCGAGTTTATACCATCAATGTCAGACCCTCTCTGTACCCAAGCAGATCCATTATAGACAAATGCCTTAAGATGTCCCTTACTCGCGTCATGCCCGGGTGCACCAATAGCAACTACCCTATCAGTGCCGTTCGCGGTAACTGGTTCCGAAAGAGATACACACGAACCAAGTAGATCACCACCACCAACACCATCCATGTTTCCACCCAATTGAGTCCATCCAGAGCCAATACTATAAGACCAGACCTGTACACGACCCATATTCGTATTATGATAAGGACCACCGATAGCAACGTGAGTTCCGTTGCTCGATAAAGAGACTGATGTTCCAAATTTAATACCCGCCGTACCATCAATGTCACTACCTAACTGCCCCCAAGATCCCGCATTGTATTGATACACGCGGACATGCCCTTTATTGCTATCGTGTCCCGGTCCACCCACTGCGAGAGCTGTACCAGTGTTTGATAAAGAAACGGAAGTTCCGAACAAATTGGTTACCCCCGCGCCAATAAGATCTGTACCCAATTGAGTCCAAGATCCAGACACGTATCTGAAAACCCTTACACGACCCTTATTTTCATTAGGGTTATCAACTTCGCCATCTTCTGGGTCATTGTCAACCTGAACTTCATATCTGGGCTCACCTATCGCTATAGTTGTACCGTCGGGTGACATGGCTACAGAATACCCAGAATCATCGTTGGTGTTGGTTCCAGGTATAGTAGGACCAAATTGTCTTGGTTCTAATGCAACACTTTCACGTACATTTTCAAACTTGGTATTTCTTAAAAACCAGTGTAGACACTTAACTGGGATATTTGGTACGAGATTTGTTCGGATAATACTCTTCCCAATTTCACTTACAGTTGTTGGATGTTTACGAACTAAATCTGTCACAACAACTTGCTTCTCGTAACTGAGGAAATTCCGTTCTTCTGCACTTACCGTAATCTCTTCCGTGACAAGCTTGAATTCGGGGAGTGTAAGTGTATTTAGAGTATCCGTAAAGAATGGTTGGTCTTGGAACTCGAGTACAAACTGAATTTTTTGTTTATGCACGGCGCACACTGGAAAGTATGGTCTATTCGGCTTATTAGAAGAGTATTCATCACTTGCAAACTTTCTAGCAAAGAATAATTGTAAGGGTATGATCAGATCTGTATCAAGTCGCGATACAGAGTCTTTAATGGTCGAATCATCAAAACCAATACTTCTATTTACAAGAAAACTATTTGCTACCTTTTCAGACATTTCTAAATAAAGCTCATCGTATATAATACCCCAATCACTTTCAATCTTTTCCAATTCTACATCGTCTACAAACATCGTTACACTTTTCAGAATATGTCTCCCCAATTGATCGGTGTAATTACCATTTGTAATCTTTGGCATCGTGATACTCAACCACATGTTACTAAGTAAATCACCCATACTCTGTGGTCTATATTCAACTTTGATGGTTTGTCCGAACGGCCATTTAGGTACCTGTCCGGGGTTCAAAATAGTTCGACTTCTATGATATTTCCTAAAATCGGAATGTCTTCTCTTAGTATTCGGGTTGAAGAATGACTCCGCTGGATCTTTGCAAAGTAAGTACGTATCTTGCTTTCCAATAGCTTTAAGTGAAATACTCGAAGCTTCACCCATACTTATCTATTGTCTATATATTTTTAATATCATTCTTCCACATACTGATTGGGCTCGTAGACTTCATAACACCCAATTCTGTTTTCGCCTGTTTAGATTGCGTGAGGAGATCTCTAACACTTTCATCAGTGTATTGAACTGTTTTAATGTTTAGGAGATAGTCGTGATTGCCATTAATGAGTGGGAACAACCCTGTCAACTGAGTTTCAAGTTCCTTTTTTTTACGTCGAAACACTACGATATCACCACTGATAACCATCGTTACAAACTTTGATTTGTAATCACACATCTTAGATTTAGCTTCGAGGGCTTTGATAAGATACTCTTTACGCTTGACGTAGTACTTTTGACGAATACTAATGAAATCGGATAAGATCGATTCAGGTGTACCGTATTTGTGGATACCCTTCGTTGGGTGAAAGAGGTGCATGTTTGTTGTACGGACAGTCTTTTGGAGTTTGAGGTCCTTGATGATATCCTTACCGGTGTACTCCTGAATAACAAAATCAACATCTTCTGTTGTACTGTTATTTGTGAAACCACTGATGACCTTCTTTTCTACAAGCATATCAAGGTGTTCCTTATAGTCTTGTGTCCAACGACCCGGTGGTAGCTCGGATACTTTGATTGTTTTACCAATTATATTCCAAACACCTTCAGTGACCCAAACCTCATCCTGTTCGAAAATACGACCCTTGAATCCCCTAAACCATGGTTTCATCCGTTTGATAGTACCTCCATCAAGGACATTCATGATGTTATCACGGATGTCTTTAGGATTAAACGGTGGGACATAACAACTGAATCCCGTCCCGATACCTTCTGTACCATTTACAAGGACCATTGGGATAGTAGGCATATAAAAATCTGGTTCAATTGAGCGTCCATCATCATCGAGGTAGTTGAGGATGGCGTCATCCTTAGGATCGAAAATGTTTCGAGCTTCGGTTGTCAATCGTGTGAAAATGTACCTGGTTTGTGAGGCATCCTTACCACCCATGAGTCGTGTACCAAACTGACCACATGGTTCGAGAAGGTTGATATTGTTAGAACCCGTGTAATCATTTGCCAACTTTACGATTGTATCTGCGAGAGACACTTCACCATGATGGTAGGAACTCTTCTCGGCGACATAGGCTGCCAATTGGGCAACCTTCATCTCACCTTGCAGATTCCTTTGAAAGCATGAATACATAACTTTCCTTTGGGATGGTTTGAGTCCATCTGCGACATGGGCAATCGAACGCTTTAGGTCCGCAAGACTGAAATTGACCAGGTCTTTGTGAACAAAGTCTGTGATACTCAACTGTTTGACGTGTCCATAAGGCACTTCAAGTTCCCTCACATCCTTAGCGGTACTGTCGAGAAGCCATGATTTCCTGGCATCCGCCTTCTTCTTATCAAACGCAAGAACAATCGATTCGTTAGTCATCCTATCTACATCAAATCGAACCGTGAGTTCTTGAATCTTCTTGAAGTACTCCCGAGCTTCTACTGAGGTTGAGGTACCCAAACCCTTGTAATACTTGATACGCCACCCAGCTTTCCCATCACCATACCATGTTCGAAATGCTGAATCTGTGTAAAAGGATTTGGAGTCTGACCCCTTGGATGCCTTGATAATTGGAGTGACCATACTCACGACAAAACCCAAATTGAGAAGACTCGGCCAGAAATAGTGAATCATATTGAGAATAAGACCCTTGATATGACTTCCATCGTTATCAGCATCTGTCATGATCATTAGACGTCCATAACGAAGCTCTGAGACATCATTGTACTCCTTCCCTTGTTGAAGACCTAAAATCTTCTTGAGATCGTTAAACTCTTGGTTGGAGGTGAGTTGGGACACCGAGACATCCCTCACATTTTTACACTTACCGCGGAGTGGGAATACACCATAGTGATCTCGACCAACAACAGAGAGTCCGGCAACCGCAAGGGTCTTGGCTGAATCACCTTCCGTTACAATAAGGGTGCATTTAGAAGATTGAGCTGTTCCAGCCTTATTAGCATCATCCAATTTGGGAATCCCAGTGATTTTAGACTTACGAGCACCGTCCGTCTTCTTGAGTTCTTTCATCTCCTTAAATTTTGACAGAGCGGTGAGTTCTTCGTTGATTCCAGTTTTAAGAACATTCTTTATGAAATTCTTTGGTGGTTCAAACTTACTCCCAAAGTCTTGAGCTTTGAGGGTACACTCAGACTTTACCTGACTCGAGAAGGCTGGATTCTCGAGGGTCGCCTTCACAAAGATATTGAACGTGTTCTTGACCTGTTGGGGTTTCAACTTAATCTTCTTAGCCATCTCTTCAATGATACCCGCTGCGATCAGTGATGCCACATGATCTACATGGGTCCCACCTTTTGTCGTACAAATACCATTGACGAAAGATACCTGTTCCAGACCATTCTCTGATGGACCGATACACACGGACCAGCGGTCATTGGAAAAGGAACACACCTCTCCTACACCTTCATGCATTTTGGCGTATGCATCGAAGTTTTGTTTGGGGAGAATATCTCCGTTGAACTTGACCTTACAATTCGCGGTGGTACAAATGTTTGCATCCCATACCCTTTTTTGGAAAATCTTATAGATAGCATTCTCCATCTTAGACAATCCAAACCTTCGCCAGTCGGGGATAAATGTAATAGAAACAGATGACGTAGCACCCCCATGCTTTTTGATCTTAGGTTGTTCACATACAGTCATATTGTTGGACCATTTCTGTGTATACGACTGTTTCGTTTCGTGATCTTTAATAATGACAGAAAACTCAGAGGAATATATGTTCGTCAGTTTAGCACCATATCCGTTGCGTCCACCAACGACCCGTTTCTTAGAGTCATCATAGTTGGTACTTGTAAGGAGGTGTCCGAACGTGAGTTCGGGGTTCCACAGACCCTCCTTCTCATGCATACGAATACCGATACCACCGAGAGGTCCATTGTTCTCGATAGTTACGGCACCTGATTCCTTGTCGATATCGACAGAGATGGAGGTAACGTTTTTGGGGTGCATAGAGTTGCGGTCAATCGCGTTGACAAGGATTTCATCAAAGATTTTCAAGAGAGCTGGGGAATACCTCAAGTTCTTCTTTTCAAATTGGGATCTCGTATTACTGAGAATCCAATACGGTTCGACATTAAGGTCGACGGGACCGACATATGAGTCAGGTCTCTTGAGAATATGTTCTATATGAGTGAGCTTTTGGACGTTTTCCATATTTACTTGACTTTATTACAATTTATGTCTCTAACTTAAGCCTCCAATTCCTCCCTGCGCGGCTTATTAGGAGCCGCTTTAGGCGTCGCTCTCCACTCGAAAAACATTTTGGCTCGCTGATTGCAAAATGAAGGTATACTCGGATTCGGTACCATACGACGCGAAATTGAAAACCATCTTTTATAGAAATAACTCGTGTCAAAGTTATGTACGTCAATCAGAAAATCTCTTACGTCCTGGGGGTCGCATTCCGGGTCTGCTAACATAATAGCTTGAACCGACGGTAAAATGACACATAGCCATTTCTTGTCAATTACTCTCGGAGTCACAATATCCATTAACTTTTGAACTTTCTTTCGTATGTCATCTGCATCAAATTCGGCATCCCTGAAACCTTCACACATTGTCTGAATCTCAGCACGTTTTGAAATGGACGGCTTTTCACCACGTTTGAGCGTTCCAGTTTGGAAATTTTCTAGAAGCACCATCATTATAGTTGATGAATCGGCGAAAACGTTTTCGTTCACGATCACTTTATTGAAATTCAGCTTCAAATCTTCGGCATACTTAAGTCCCAGCTCCTTCGCCAAAGCGCATAAGGGGATTGTGTTATACGCATTAATATAATCGCCGATACCGAGGTTGAGACCCAGATTCAGACGAAAGAAACTCTCCTCTTCGTCTCGAGGACTTAAGTTTTCGTATACGACGATTGATATTGGCTTATCATAGAATATTTCCTGGTCAGAGTCACATAATTCGTCCCAAAAGACTTTGCGACCGTCTCCTGTACGCAGACCAATCTTATTGTCAATGAAATTCAAAAGTGCACGAGTACGATGGCCGCCATCCAGTATATAACCCTCCGTTGACGAGTGTAAACTTATCACGAAATTTGATATCAATAGATTCTTGAACAACGAATCAATCGCCATGAAATATAATTCATCGTTCCATGTTTCATCATTGCGTTGGATTGGGTGCAATTTCCATTTACCACTTACAATTTTATTCAGATACGTTCGAACATCAACGTCTTTAGACTTCTTTTCAGGGATAGATGAGGGGACTACCGAATGAGATAATTTCATCATATTGTTTGGTTTGTGAGATACTTTTTAACATTTTTTGAGAATCACTTAGGTTTTAAAGGACATAGATGTCCACCATACACACTTTCATTATTTATGGCATGATGATGATTACAAAACCAGTCGTCACAACGAGGACACTGTTTTTTTGGTGTATTCTTCATATCACTACACATAGTTTTAGACAAACTTGAACAATTTTTGTCTATTGCCTCGCGTTTTATTTTTTTTTGTTCTTCTTCTTCTTTTATTTTATGTATTTCATCAATATCTTTCTGTGTAGGTTCAATAAACCATACCTCATTGTTAACCGTAGCGTTTATTTCTTCACTAGTATAATCATCTTGTAACCCCATGAAAAAATATCTTATACTGATTTCTTTACTTCCAGAAACTGCCACATCGGTTTGGCCATTCGTTTGTATAATATTTGTTTCTTGTTTAAGTTGTGTAGCTTTTGAATATTCAGTTTTATTTTGAAGTCCAGCCCCAACTGGTCCGACATTTAGATTTCCTCCATTTTCTCTGCTGATAACTTGTTTACCTTCTTCGTAAATATAACATGTATATTTAACTTTATACTTAGAAGACTTATTTTCCATTCTAATTGTAGTAGGAGTTTCAGACAAAAAACGTTTTGATCTCTTTTTTTTCTCTATCATGTTTTAA